CGACCCGCTGGATCTACGCGAGCTACAAGGAGCAGCTCGCCACGCGCGATTGCCTGAAGGCGCGTCGCATCATCCAGGACCCGTGGTACCAGCAGCGCTTCGGCGATCGCGTGCAGCTGACGAGCGACCAGAACGAGAAGAAGCGCTACGACAACTCCGAGACCGGCTTCCGTCTGGCGATGGGCACCGGCGGCGGGACGGGCGAGGGCGCGGACGTCGGCGTCGCCGACGACCCGCACAACATCTACGAGGCGGAGTCGGATACCGAGCGCGAGAACGTGATCACCTGGTGGAGCGAGGTCATGAGCACGCGGCTCGCGCGCAAGGTGGTCGTGATGCAGCGGCTGCACGAGCGCGATCTCACCGGCCACCTGCTGGCCGAGGGCGGGTACGAGCACCTCTGCCTGCCGGCCGAGTGGGAAGGCAAGACGTGCGTGACGGTGCTCGGGCCCCAGGATCCGCGGACCGAGCCGAACGCGCTGCTCTGGCCGGCGCGCTTCGATCGCAAGTGGATCGACTCGAAGAAGCGCTCGCTCGGGCCCTACGGCACGGCCGGCCAGTTCCAGCAGCGGCCGACGGCGCGCGGCGGCGGCCAGTTCGATCGCGCCTGGTTCCCGACCGTCGATGCCTCCCCGCGCGAGGCGATCCGCGTGCGCTATTGGGATAAGGCCGGCACCCAGGACGGTGGGAAGTTCACCGCGGGCGTGCGGCTCGCCTACTGGGCCGGCGTCGCGACGATCGAGGACGTCGTCCGCGGGCAGTGGGGCGCGGCCAGCCGGGAGAAGGTCATCAAGCAGACGGCCGACGAAGACGCGCGGCTCTTCGGTCTCGGCGCCGTGACTACCTTCGTCGAGACCGAGCCCGGCGCGAGCGGCAAGGAGTCGACCGAGAACACGATCAAGAATCTGGCCGGCCATACGATCTACGGCGACCGGCCGACGGGTGACAAGTTCGTGCGCGCGAATCCGCTCGCCGCGGCCGCCGCAGCGGGCAACGTGAAGCTGCGCAAGGGCGATTGGAACGAGGAGTTCCGGCGCGAGCTTGAGGCCGCCGGGCCGGGCGCGCAGTATCTCGACCAGATGGACGCGGCCGCCGGCGCGTTCAACAAGGCGGCGCTCGGGTGGGAAGGGATGCAGGTGCCGGGCGACGAGGACCAGGTGTACGAGGGCTTCGTGGAGTAAGATTAGGTTAGCTGACCACCAGGGAGATCGACATGGCGCCAGAGTCCGACGAAGACCAACCATTCGCAATCGCCATCGGTGTCAAGGTGTGCAAGTTCTGCGGCTCGAAGAACACGGAAGAAACCACCATGACCAGGTCTACGCTGGTGGAGTGCCGCAACTGCCGGATGGAATACACGGAACCCCGATAGTACATTAGGGGCCGAGCAGTGGGACCCAGTACATGGGAGTCCGGGGCTATTGTGCGGGTTCAACCCGACGCAAAACGGGAGCGGCGCGTGAGCGCCGGTCGATCCCAACGCGGCCTGGCTCCCGCCGTAAGGTGAAGTAGTTTAGGGCCGAGCAGACGGGGGCCGCGATCCGTGTTCGACGGATGAGGGCTCCGGAGATCGCCGGGACGAGAGTCCCCGCGCTTCGGGGCCCTCACCGTTTTCCGGGGAGTCGCGACCAATGACCGCGCCAGCGTTCCAGCTGCTGATCACGTTCGAGCCACAATCGGGATCGGTCCAGGTTCAAGGGCCGATCGATCACCCGTTCTGGTGCAGCGGCGCGCTGCTGGAAGCGCTGCGCGTCATCCAGAAGCGCGCTAACCAGCGCGAGGCCGCGAAGAAGAACGGCACCGATCTCGTCGTGGTGAGTGGCGACGGGATGATCAAGAGCTGATGGCCAAGGGCGCCGGCGATCGCCCGGGGCTCGTGTCGATGGTGCGTGCGCTCGTCGCGCGGCCGTTCGAGCGGGCCCTCCTCGAGGAAGAACACGCGCGCCACGAACGCCTGCAGCTGCAGGCCTCGAGTAGCGTCCTCACCGAGATCGCCAAGCGCGTTGAGCCCGAGACGGACGGCTACCTGCCCATCTCCGGGCTCAACCAGCGCGAGCTCGACGTCCAGACCGCCACCACGCTCCGCGACCAGGCCCGCCGCGCGGCGCTCGAGAACACGCACGCCGCCGGCTACCTGGGCAGCCTGCGCCGCTTCGTGATCGGCAAGGGCGCCACCATCACCGTCACCCACGACAAACCGGAGCTCGCCGAGGCGGCGAACGCCTGGCTCGAGCAGTTCCACCACTGGAACCGTTGGGACCGGCTCGAGGACGAGCTGCCCGGCCGTACGTGGCGCGATGGCGAGGCGTTCGTGCGCCGGTTCGATGAGCCGCCCGAGCGCCAGCCGGACGAGAAGACGGCGCGCCGGCTCGTGCGCATCGGGGCGGTGCTCGCGGACCCGGACGAGGAACCACCCGACGGCATGATCTTCCTGCGGTTCATGGAGCCCGAGCACGTCGCCGACCCGCAGGGCGACATCACGCACGGGATCGTCACGGCCGACGGCGACGTCGAGACTGTGCTCGGCTACTGCTGGGCGCCCGACGGCAAGAACGTGAAGGAAGTCGTGCCGGCGAGCGAGGTGCTCCACACGAAGGCTGGCGTCGACTCGGGCGTCAAGCGCGGGCGCTCCATCCTCGAGGTCGTGCTGAAGCGGATCCGCCAGTACGAGGACTGGCTGAACTACCGGATCACGCTGAACCTCATGCGCACCGCCGTCGTGCTGGTGAAGACGATCACGGGCTCGCCCGGCCAGATCGCGGCGATCCGCGACGTGAACCAGAAGCAGCGCGAGGACACGCCCGGCTCGGCGCAGTCGCAGCGGATGCTAAAGCCCGGCACCACGGTGCATGCGAGCCCCGGCGTTGCCTACGACTTCAAGAACCCGCAGATCCAAGCGCAGGACGCCCAACACGATGGCCGCGCGATCCTGCTGACCAACGCCGCGGCGAGCGGCCTGCCCGAGTACATGTTCACGGGCGATGCGTCCAATGCGAACTACAGCTCGACGATGGTCGCCGAGTCGCCGGGCGTGCGCGAGTTCGAGAGCTGGCAGGACTTCTTCACGCCGGTCTTCGTGCAGCTGCATCGCTGGGCGCTCGTCGCCGGCGCGCGCGCGAAGCGGATCGAGGGGCTCAGCGAGGACGAGGCCCAGACCATCCCGATCAAGGTCGAGTGGCCGCCCCTGCTGTCGCGCAACGAGGCCGAGCATGCGGCCGCCAACAAGGCCCGCCGCGACGCGGGGTGTCTCTCGCTCGAGGGGATGGCGCGCGACGAGGGGATCGACTGGGACGTCGAGAAGGAGCGGCTCGAGCAGGAGGCCGAGGATCCGCCGAAGCAGCCGGTGGCGACGCTGCTGGCGGCGATCGCGCAGGCCTGCCTGGCGGGCGCGCTCACGCCCGACGAGAGCCTCGAGAAGTTCGTGCGCGACGGCATGGGGATCCCCGCGCTGATCCCGCCCGAGCCGGATCCCACGCTGCCCGATGACACCGATCCCGACCGCTCGCCGATGCCGCCCATTGATCGGCGACCCCCACCCGCACGCGAGGCACCCGTATGACGCCACCGACCACGCCGCAAATCGGGAACGCCGTGCTCTGCGACGGCCGCCTGCATATCGTCACCGATCGGCAGAAGCGCTACGCGCGCGACACCGACGAATTCGTCTACGCCGTCCTGTTCGAGGACCCACAGTTCCGGGTCTTTGCGCTCGAGCGCGACCTGCGCTGGTCGGACGAGCTCGGCGCCTGGTATCTCTGGGGCCGGTGTCTCGGCCCGGAGGATCAGCAGGCGATCGTCGAGCTGCGCGATCGCGGGCTGCTGGTGGCGCGCACGTCGCGCACGCCGACGAACGCGCCCGCCGGCGGTGAGCATCTGGATCTCTACCTCACGCTCGTCAAGGACAAGCCCAAGGGATTTCTCACGCAGCAGCTCGAGCCGGTGCGCCGCGGTAATCCGCCGCCGCCCGCCCTGCTCGATGCGGCGGCCGCCTTCTCCGCGCGTTGGCACGGGCCGCACAGCGACGGCTACGCGGATCCCGACGATAGCCCCTCCACGACCGCCGGGCGGAGGGCGACGCCATGACGACCTTCCTGTACCGCCGCGGCTGGACCCGGCACGCGATCGCGCAGCTGCTCATCCGGCTCGGCGTTGGGCGCAGCGAGCGGGGGGCATCCTGGGTCTACAACACGGCTGCCGGGGATATGTGGCAGGATGTGATCGATTTGCTGAACGACACCATCAAGATGGGCCTGTCGACGTCGACGCACGTGCCCAACCGGGACGACGATTTCCTCGACATCGCTGGCACGACCGACTTCACCGCCGGCGAGCTGACGGGCACCGGCTACACGGCAGGCTTCGGCGGCGCCGGCCGCAAGACGCTGGCGTCGAAGACGATCACGGTCGACAAAACGAACGATCGCGCGGAGTTCGATTGTGCCGATGTGACGTGGACGGCGATCAACGCCGGCACGGCGGCGCAAGCGACGGTGCTGAAAGAGATCACGAACGACGCCGCTTCTAAGACGATCAGCAACATCGACACGGGCGGCTTCCCCGTGGTCACCAACGGGGGCGATCTCACGCTAGCGGTGAACGCCGAAGGCCTGATTCAGTTGAGCACGGTCTGATGGGCCAGCGCAAAGCGGGCCCGTGCCCGACTTGCCTGCGGAGTGCGCGGCGTGGCTTGCTCTGGCTCTCGGGGAACGACTACGTCGAGTGTCCCGACTGCGGTGGGCCCAGCGGTGGGCATCCTGGCGTGTTCATCCACTACGAAGAAATCGTCGTGCCTGGCAAGTCGATCTTCGTGCCAGGCCGCCGCGACGGCCATCCCGCAGTCGCGGTCGCCTCGAGAAAGTGAGCGGTCTATGAAAAGCGTGAGCGTTCCTCTGGTAGACTACGCCGCGAACCATGCCGCGGCCCTCCTCACCGGCGATGTGCCAGCCGCCACGGCAGCTCCCGTGGTCCGGCGCTTTACCGACGTGGAACTGAT